AAGTCTTTATTGTTTCTTGGCACGATTGCAAGTTTATATGAGACTATTGTCTTCAGTATGCATAAAAACCACCATCAGTTCAAACCCCCGAAAAGAAAACGCTATGTGACTTCCGGGGTTACTTTGCCTATTTACCCGTATTATTATCTTTGGTATGGTTCTGGATTTGCCGCACCTTATGGTGGACCAGGCGGATCTAATGAAACAGCCCAGAATGAGTTCGGAAAGGATTCAACTAGTGGAGCAGGTACTGGAGAAGGCGCAGGAGGAGACGGAGGCGGGTCCGGTTCTGTGTGATTCATGCAGTGCTAGGGCTTTAGTTAAAGCTTCCATGTCATTTGGGACTTTATTTTTCTGCATGCACCATTACAATAAACATGCAACTGCGTTAAAAGACAAGGGAGCTATTGCTACCCCAATTTTTTAAACGCCATTCCGTTCGTATGGAAGTGAGATATGGGAAGAAGATCGGGAACTCCAAGACCTTCAGGTTCTGGATTTAGATTTGGTGGCGGCCGTAATATACCGGCTGCTCAAGGATCCTCAGGATTAACACCAAACAACATAGCTGTTCGTTTAGGTGAAAACATTTTAGACACTATGAGTGGCAAGCGTTCACTAATGATGAGGCAAGCTACAAATGCAATTGATGCTTCTACGCGTCTTGCTGAACAAGATGAGAGTCAAAAACAATTCATTGATTTGATTCCTACATTAAAACAAAACGATATTCTTGACTTTAAGGTCAAAGGTGGCGGTCTTTCATTTATGACCCACCAACAAAGAGGTTTGCCTAACCCAAATTCAAAAGATAGCGGTACTCCAACTAACCCTGGACAAGGCACATCTAACACAGAAACTGATGCTCCTGAAGGAAGTACTGAATCTCCACAGACTCCTCCACGTAAAAAGCGTAAACCAAGTGCAAATGTAAATTTTAAAGACATTCAAGCTGGCGTATCTAAGATGACTCATATGGATGAACTAGTTGGTTTAAACCCTAGATTTGATTCATTAATGCTTAACGCACAATCTGGAGACGCTAAGGCAAAGAAAAGACTTTCAAAGATGACCGCTGGTATGGGGACAAAACCAGCTTTCCCAGAAAATGCAAACGAACCAGGTGCTGTAAAAATACCAAAGGCTAAAAAGCCAAAAAAGAATGGTAACACTAGCAGCAAAAATGGTAACAAAAAGAAGACAGGTGGCATGTAATGGCTAAAAATAGAAAAAAGCCGATTAAAAATGTTCGTAAAGGGTATGTTCGTGATCCTAAAGTAACAGCCACTACTAAAAGAGGCAAAACTAGCGCCGCATACCGTAGAGGTGGCGGAATTAAACAAGTTAATGACCAAAGTGGTATTGAAGTTCTTGCCGATGGCACCAAAATGGGTACGGGCAGAACTAAACCAGTAAGTGAAACTGAACAAGTTCGTAGAGATTTTGCAGCTACAGAGCAAAAAAAGCGCGATGCTGAAGTAGGTTCTGATCTTTCTGCAGATCGTATAAGTGAATTAGAGGGTCAAGTTGCTTCTTTAGGTAAAGGTGAAGCTCCAAAACGTAAAAAAACTAGAAAAGTACGTATGGCTGCAGCTACTGGTGCTGCCGGAGGTACAGCCGCAGGTTCACGTCCTGCCGCCGCAGTAACTGGAGAAGGCGGAAGCGATGGAATAGTAAAGTCTCGTCGTAAAAAAGCTGCTAAAAAAGGTGCAAGTAGACGTAAAAAAGCTGCAGCACAGGGATCTATTGGAGCACCTGATGCAGATACAACCCTTGATACTTTTGGAGGAATGGCTAGAGCTGCAAAGGGAGAGTCTAAGAAACCACTTCCTGGAAGACGTCGTGTTAAGCGTGCAGCAAGAGATATAGCTCGTGATAGAGATCGTGCTGGATCTAGAGGCCCTGCTGGAAGAAAAACCGGTACTTATAGCCCTGCAACAACTGCGGGTCCAAATACTTCAGTAGATCGTAAAAATGCTCGTAGAGCTAAAAAAATGGCTAAGAGAGCAGCTACAAAAGGTAAAAAGGGTAAGGCCAATAAAACTAAACTTCCAAAGAGAATTATAGTTGGAGCTCAAAAAGCTGCTCGTTCTGCTCGTCGTACTGAAGCAAAACAAAATAAACAACCAGTAAAAAATACTCCAAAAAAAGATTTTAGAGAGTTTATTCATACTGACGAAGGTGCAGCTCACGCAGTACGTGAGTTCCACCCAGCATTTAAAGATCATTCTGCAGAAGACATTATGGGTTATGTAAAGTCTACTGGTGGAAGTATGAAAGCCTTCTACGACCACGTAGTTAAGACCCACAATGCTGAAACTCAACAAGTTGATGTTGGTCCTGCAGGTTCTGGAATGAAGCGTTCTCTAGGAAAAATCACTCGTTGGAGAGAAGTTGAAAAACCAATAGTTGATGAAAGTGGAAAGCCACGTTTAAATAGTGCTGGAGCTCCTGTTACTGAAACAACTTACGAGTCTTCTAGAAGCTATGCCGGACATACAAAAATTAGTTATCGCAACGAAGCTGGCGAAAACGTAACTGATTACAGACACTTTGATGGACCAGATGCTAAAGAGTATCCAATGTCTCATATGGACTACCTAAGCAAACAGATTCATAACTGGAAAGCTAAGCAGGGCGTAGAAACCAAAGAAAAGAGATCTGCCACAAGAGCTCGAGGAGTTAACGCCGTTACTGGAGCAATTCTTGGCGCTATGGGTGCAGGCAAAGATGCTGTACAAGCAAATGAAGTTTCAGTACCTACCGGAGAAGTTAAGGGCTTGACTAGACCTCCTAAGGGCAGAAGCGGTCGTGTACAAGTCACGACTACAAGCGAATCCGGTGAAACTGAGACAAAGGTTACCCCTAAACCACGCACCTATCGTCCAGCAAAGCCTCCTAGAAAACACTAACCCTAATGGGAAAGCGGCGTAATAAAAAGACTACGTCTGGGGCAATCCACGATAGAACTTCGCCCTCAGCTAGACCGTGGAATGATCCAGAAGTTGTAAAAGCTAATCACTACCATGGAATGGGTAGAAGAGGTTTTGGAAGCTACAAAAAGGTCCATGAGTTTGAAAACGTTCTTGAGGATAAAAAAATACTAGCTCCTGAAGATCGCCTTACTTGTCGTCCTTGTGGTCAATTTAAAACAAGGTGTGCTTGTTAATGGTTTGGGAACAATGCGAACACGTCTACAGAGATGTAAAAAATAACCCTTGTGAGCTATGCGGCAAAGAAACTCACGCCATAGACTGGGAATATCAAAATCTACTCCATAGAGAGTGGAAGAAGGCCAATCCTGATGCTAAATATCAGGGCTGGTGGAGCATATGAGTTCAATTACGTATACCTGTCCTAAATGCGGGGTAGTCAATAGAATACCCTTTGGAGATAAGTTAGTGTGCAAGGAGTGCATATATGAGTTCCGGTCAGTTTAAGCCTCACCGTGGTTTTAATAAGACTCAGATCAAAGATGGCTGGATCGTACGTGTACGCAAGGACGGAACTATAAAGGCTCGTCTTGAGCCATATCCTCGTGTAAAGAGTAAGTAATGTCCAGAACAGTAAAAATTTCTGGCAAGAAGCATAAATTTAAAAAGAATAAAAAAGGCGACGTTGTAGTTGACCATGCTGGAAATAACAATGGAAAATACGACAAAATAAATTTAACTAAAAAAGCTGGAGCAAAAACTGTATCTGCAGGTATTAGCGCTGCAAAAAAGTACCATAAAAAGCACCCTCACAAGAAGGGCAAGTGATGGGTAAGAAAAAACCTTTTAAACAGCTGCCCCTACCTGGAATGCCACGTCCCAGGGATTTAATGACCCCTGAGGCTCGTTGGCCTAGAGGATACACTCCAGAGCGTCAACAACAAATTCGTAATGAATTTGCAGGATATGCTGGTAGACGCCCTATAGAAGTCCATTCTATTATAAGAGGTACTGGGCACACTCTTGATAAAGAACCAGTTGAAAATTTAGAGAATCTTGAGTGGCACGAAAAACATCGTAACTTAAGAAGTCATATGAATGATGATGTACGGTATTCAGCCACTGACTTAAGACAAGATTCTCCAACAGGTTTCATAAGTGATGGTTTTGGATACCCAGACAGTGGTTACGGATTTAGTCCTATAGGTTCGCCATATGTAACTCAAAGTGATCAAGGTTATCAAGTAAATCATCCTCAACACGTATCTAGATTAGTAGATGCTGTAGCAAGGACCACTATTCCTGTTGACTTATTAAAAACTGTACGAAAATTTTTTGTTCATGATGGGGACATACCTGGTGAAAAGCCAAGAGTTGCTGGAGTCCATTGGGATCAAGAGTACCCAACATCAGATGGGGGCGAAGAGAGGTTAAGTGGAATAACCCTTAGAAGAGAGGCTTTGGGTAGAAATAATCCCACTTTAGCGCATGAATTGGGGCACGCTGCACTCCAAGGAATTCAAAATAGACAGTCACGTCTTGATAAAACAGAGGAAGATGCTGCTCTTGGAAAACCGTATACCAAAGATGGAAATTGGCCCAGATCTGTTTCAGAACTAGTTCGGGGTGAAGATGAAGGTATTGCAGATAGATTTGCTTTAGACCATAGAGGTAAAATCTTTAAACATGCAGGCGGTAAAAAACTTGACAGAACGACTATAGATATGCCTTCCGGGTATCCGATGGGTGCACTTGGCGCACAAATGGAAGAAAAAATGGGTAACGATCAAGTAGAAAATCCTCTAGGACTTAAATATACGGGCGCAGAAAGAGACTGGAGTTCCGGCTATTTTAAGGGTTTAAATGCTAGCCCAGAAGAAATGGATAAGATAAAGAATATTTTAGATAGAATGCCTTATTCAGGAGATGAGGCAATGCACTACAGGAAGTTGAATGGTTATTTTAAAGAGGCCTACGATTCTCACAAACCACAGCAGCAACAGTTGGACTTTTCAGACGGCGGTCTTGGCGTATTTGATGAACGAGGTAGCTGGGACGATAATCCATTTGCAGAGTTAGAAAACAAAAAACGAGAGCTAATGCAATCCCCATACACTGCGGATATAGAAAAAAAGACAAAAGAAATGGGATTAGGACGGAGACCACGTGGCTAGAAAGAAAGTTGTAGCTAAAGGTAAGGTCTACAAAGGCTCTAAACAAAATGGCGGTCGCAAGATCGTGGTCATTCACTATAAGGATTCCTCAGGGACCTGGCGTACCACCTCAAAGAACGCCGCTAGGCATAAGTACGAGAAAAAGCACGGGAAACTGTCTAAAGACACAGATGTAGACCATAAAGATAACAACAAAGATAACGACTCTGGTAGTAACCTAAGGGCTATGTCTCACAGCAAGAACGTGGGCAAAGAGAACAAGCGTCGCTCAAAGAAGACAAGAAAGAGAGCTAAGTAAATGGAAGTAATACTAATCGGGCTAGTACTAGCCGTTGCACTAACTGTAATTGTGCTTAAAGATAAATCTCGTCAAGAAGATGAACTTGCAAACATATTTGAGCTAGATTTGCCAGCTGTAGTTGAGAAGCCAAAGAAAAAGGCTAAAAAGGCTGCTCCAAAGAAAAAAGCTGTTAAAAAGAAACCAGTTAAGAAGACTGCAAAGAAAGCTGCTCCAAAGAAGAAAGCGGCTAAAAAGAAGTGACTACAAAGAAGAAGCATAAGTCTAAGCACAAGCGTAAAGGTAAGTCTGCTGCTTGGCAACGCTCTGAGGGTCAAAACCCTGAAGGCGGCTTAAACGCTAAAGGTCGTGCTTCTTACAAGCGAGAAACTGGAGGCACTTTACGTCCACCAGTAAAGAAAGCTGAAGCTAAAAGATCTAAAAAGTCTGCAGCTCGTCGTAAGTCTTTCTGTGCTCGTATGAAGGGAATGAAGCGTAAGAACACTTCCTCTAAGACAGCTAATGATCCAAATAGCCGTATTAATAAATCATTGAGAGCGTGGGACTGCTAATGCCCGGACCAACTGCAGGATCTAAGTACGCTAGTAGAATGTCTTCTTTTAGTACACCCTACACTACTAGCTCTCCCTCAACCTACACTCTTGGCGGAAGAAACTTAAACGCCACAATAGATGATGGTGGAGGTAGAGGTAATATAGCTAGGTTTAAGGATGGCGGGGGATTCAATATGGGCGGAATGGTAGGTACAGGTTTCTCTATTGGCGGCACAGGAATAGGGCAGTTAATAAATTGAAAAACATAAAAAAGATATTAAATAGGCGACGCGAAGAAAGAAATATAAATAGAGCTGAGCATATAAAAGCCTTTAATAACTATAGAGAAGATCTAAAAAAAGGCTCTAATTTAGACGAGTCTGCCCAAAGACTTTCCAGACAGTCGGGAGAGATTGGCTTTTTTTAGCCAGTCTATCTAGGGTCTAACAAGTAGACTTTAGTCGGTCCTTAAGCGCATAGGACCTTTATTCTCTAGAGAACAGGAAATTTAATGGCACGAGATAGCGGTTATCCTAACAACACCGCAGGAAACATTGCCGTTGACTTTGTATGGGGTAACTTCCCTATGCAGCCAGACGATGATCGTACTGGTGACGGCAGCGCTACTGTTGTTGTAGCTGCAGATGCAGCACAGAACGTAGACTGGAGCGGATATTCTGTAAAAGTAAGTCCAGCTCTAACAAAGACAGACTTCAGCTTAAACCTTAGCCCAGGTGTAAGTTCTGTTGTATCACACAACCACAGCGTTGCTGTAAACAACTGGAACGGTTACCCTAACTACACACCAGAAGCACCTTATACAGATACAGTTGATCAAGCAGCAGTTCCAAACGTTGTTGGTCTAACTGAGTCTGCAGCTAATACTGCACTTGTTGCAGCTGGTTTTGTTAAGGGCGCTGTAACTACTGCAGACAATGCAGCTGGTGCAACAGCACTTAATGATGGTCTTGTAAAGACACAGACTCCTGCAGCAGCATCAATTAAGAACCTTGGTGATGCAGTAGCACTTGTTAAGTACGCATACACAGCACCGTAAAACGTAAATACAAAAAGAGCCGATCGTATGATCGGCTTTTTTTGTTTTATTATGCTAAATTACTTAAGAGATGAAATCACTGCGTATATTCGCAGCACTAACTGGACTCTTACATAGGTTTTCTTATTACCTTGGTCTTGGGTTTTTATACCTATTGATCACAATTTTGCCTGCCCAAGCAGAAGAAGCTACCAGCCCTTCTGATCAGAACTCCACATCATCTTCTCCCTCACCCTCTCCAAGTCCGACTCAAGAGCCATCGCCTTCGCCTTCGCCCACCTCAACTCCTCTTCCAACTCCTGAACCTTCTCCTTCTCCAAGCGAAAGTACTGTTCAGTCTTCAGAACCCGCTCCATCGACTTCTCCGAGTCCAACGTCCTCATCGTCTGCAGAACCTTCACCTTCTGTTTCAGTGGCGCCGTCCCCCATATCCAGCCCAGAACAATCCCCGTCCCCAAGCAGTACAGTACAAACGCCCATTGCCACCATTGTTGAAACACCTACGGTTACCTCCGTTCAAGCTAAAATTGAATCTGCAACTGTAACATTAAATACAGCTATAGATAGCGCTACTGTTGTTCAGCAAGCTGCAGCAGCAGCCCCAGTTGCAGAAGCTCAAACAGCTATTGTACAGGCAGAATCGGCCACAGTAGTTGCGGCTACAGCTCAAGCTGCTGTTGATTCTCAGACTGTAGTAGTAGCCACCGCAACAAACAATTTAACAACTGCTCAGGCTGCTCTAGATGCCCTTAAAGATGCTCCTGAAAACACAAAGGTGTATACAACAGATGGATATGTAGCTCCGGTGGCGCCAGAAACAGCAACAGTTACTACAACTACTTTGCCTATTATGTACGATGCCGCTACAAAAATTCAAACACCTTTTGATATAAAGATGGGGAATACCCTATACGAAGGTCAGGGACCAAACAGCCAGATCTATGTAACATCTAAAGCAACGATTACATTTGGCACTGGTGACTATAACTGGTGGGATTTTCCAAATGCACCAAATATCTCCGTATTTGCTAGCGATTATCAAAACGCAGGTCCTGGTGCATCTACAGTTGTAAAAACTACAGAGACTACATTAGAGGTTGATTGGAACCTTCACAAGTTTGCTGATCCAAACGGCCCAATAACTAACGTCAATTGGAAGATGACAGTAAATCCTGCAACAGGTGAGTGGACAGGTATTGGAAAGATCTCAGGTAATACCACTGGTCTTTGGAATGGTCCACGTACTGGAGTTAGAGAAGCTGCAGGTCAACCTGTACAACAAATGACGGGGGTTACTAGCGAGACCATTGCTACAGCAGAGGCCGTAGTTGCGGATAAAACTGAAGTAAAGACAGAAGCTGTTGCTACATTAAACTCTCTTACTGAGACTGCTACTGCAACAGTTGCTACTGCAAATCAGTTGGCAAATGTTGCTGTTGAGAAGGTTGCGGTTGCAGTAACTGCGCTTTCAGCACCTGTAGTTTCGCCAGAGCCTCAACAGCCGTCGACACCGCCAGTCGAACCGACTCCTGTGCCTGTTCCCGTTCCAAATCCTCCTGCTCAAGAATCTTCTCAACCAACAGTTCCTCAGAACCCTCAGCCATCCACTGGTCAACCATCTGGCGAGCCTTCTCAACCTCAGAATCCCATAACGCCTCAAACTCCTTCGGATCCATCTACTACTCCTTCCGATCCTGTTTCTCCGACTCAGCCAACCGAGCCATCAACTCCTGAGCCTTCGGATCCTCCAACAGATCCTGTATCGCCAGACGAACCTGCGGACGAACCGACTGAAGATGATGAACCTCAAGAAGAGAATCCTGAAGAACCTTCCGAAGAGGGAACACAAAATCCGGAAGAGGAAGCAACGGATACTCCAGAAGATGACACTCCTGTAGACACTCCAACCGAGACAGAGAATCCTCAAGACACTCCTGAATCTTCCGAAGATCAACCTGAAGACTCATCTACTGAGTCACCCACAGAAGAGTCATCGAACCCCACAGAAGAGCCAACACAGCCGGAAGATAGCGAGCAAACAAACGAAGAAACTTCGGAGCCTTCGGACCCAACTGACGTAGTTGAGGAAACAGAGTCACAACAGCCGTCACAAGAGACAGCGCAAGAAAATCAGTCCACAGAATCATCTGAGAATAATACACCAAAAGCTGAGGCAGTCAACAATCTGTTAGAGCAAGCGGGTGGAGCTCCGGTAAGTGCAGAGGCCATTAAAGAAGCCGGATTGACTTATGCGGACCTTCCACCAGCAACTCCAGTAGAAGTTAGGACTGATGAAGATGGAAATGCTGTCATAATTACCGCTGAAGTTGCTGCAGCTCTGGTTGTATTAGAAAACCCCGCAGAACTACTTGGCGCAATATTTGAAGATCCAGGCCAGGTCCTAACTGCCCTTGGAAATATAGGCGCAGATATGTCTCCAGAAGAACGTGAAGAATCCGAAAAAATAGTCGTAGCTGCAGTTATTGCAGGTCAAGCTGCAGTTAATGCTGCAACTATGGCCGCAGCAGCCACAACTAGTACGGGAAGTACTGGGGGTGGAGGTCCTTCTGGAGGGTCATCTAAAGGTGGAGAAAAGATAACAAGAAGACGAGGTAAATGGTGAAGATACTAAAAGACATGGCAGAACAGCTATGGACTGTTCTTGGTATGTGGATAGCTTGGGTTGTCCTAGACGGGTCAGCTAAGACTGTTGTAGGCTATGCAATTGTTGGAACATTTATTGCCTGGGCAGTAACTTACCCCTTAAGGAATCCAAAGGATGAAGAGTAAACTACTACTAGCTTCAGCATTGCTGTTGCTTCTTTCCGGTTGCGGGTATGATGGGCACTATAGGTATCCATGTCAAGATCCAGCTAATTGGGAGAAAGCAGAGTGCAAACCCCCTGTTTGCACCGCCAGTGGTACCTGTCCAGCAGACCTAGGCGTTAAACCAGAAGGAACATCAAATGGCTAAAGAAAGACTCACACCACAAGAACTAGATGCTAGATTAAAGTTTATTCTAGGAATCACATTAGGTTCTATTTTATTTTTTACAGCTATAGGAATTCTCTATGGCCTTTTGTTCGTTACCCAACCTATTGGAGCACAGTCAGAAAATGACAAGATGTTCTTTAACGTGTTGGGTAGCGTAGCTACATTCATAACAGGAACCTTGGCTGGTCTTCTAATCGGCCAGTCTGGCGCTAAAGACATAATGGCAGCTCAGCTAGCCAACAAAGAGATGGATTCTAAAANNCCAGATGGCGCAGTTCCACCAGCACATCCAGTAGACGAGGATTGGGATAAAGACTAATGGCAGAACAAGGAACAGCAGCTAAACTTATTGAAGTTGCTACAGCAGAAGTAGGTACTGTAGAAGGTCCAAAGGACAACGAAACTAAGTATGGTGCTTTTACCAAAGCTAATTTCTTGCCTTGGTGCGGAAGTTTTGTTATGTGGTGTGCCGATCAAGCTGGCGTAAAGGTACCAAATACGGTATCAACTCCAGCTGGCGCAGCAGCATTTAAGAAGAAAAATGCTTGGATTGATGGAGATCTTGCAGATCCAGAACCAGGCGATATTGCATATTTTGATTTTCCATCTGATGGGGTAGATCGAATTTCTCACGTTGGAATTGTCATCAAAGACAATGAAGACGGCACCGTATGGTGCATTGAGGGAAATACTTCTGGAGATGCCAGGGGTAGCCAGCGTAACGGAGGAGAGGTCTGCAAAAAACTACGTGCATACAAAAAAAATAAAAAGAATGTGCAAGTCTCTATCGTTGGATTTGGTCGTCCCAAGTTTAAGGGTGCAGCTAAATCATCCGTCTCAGCAGAATCTACTGCTGAAAAGACATGCGATCGTTGTGGAAGACCCCTATAAGAGGATGTGATCCTTATCTAGAGATAAGGGGCCGGTTACCCGGCCCCTTTCTTTATTTCCCTGGGAATTTGCTAAACCAGGCCTCTATAGCCGGTTCGCTAGGATCTCCGTCATAGGCTTCAGGGCCGTAGCCCCAAGATCCCCAGTTAGTACCTTTAGCAGTCATGTAAAACGCTGCTTGAGCATTAACTACCGGATCAAAAAGTTCAGAGTTTTTCTTTATTCCAAACTTCTCTTTTCTAACCTCTTCTAAAGACCCGTACATGTTTATTTGGAATAGTCCATATGAATTATCCAAAGTAGCGGGATTATTGTTTCGTGAGGTTGGGTTACCCCTTGACTCTTTCATTACTACAGCCCAGGCTGTTCGCAATGCCTTTCCTTCAAATCCCACTAGGGATAAAAGGTTTACGAGTTCTTGGTCAGAGAGATCTGTGACTCCCCGGTATTTGTCCAATGGGTCGGTTTTTTCAACAGCTACTGTTACTGTGGCCCCATCTGTTTGGCCTGCTAAAGCAGCCGGTACTCCGGCCAGCAATAGTGCTGCTATCCATGTTGCTATATAGCGTTGTTTTTCATTTTTATGCACTCGTTCTCCTAGGCTAGAGAGCCAGTCCTAACTCGGTGTGACTGTCACCCACACTAAGCAACTCGGCCTCTTTCTGCCGAATTCGGTCTGCAACCCTTTTGTTACGGAGGTGCTAATGGCCGGTTTTACCCGGCCATAGGTCTTACCCTAGCAGTAAATACAGTACTGATGCAACCCACAACCCATAAAAAGACAATTTGGACAAAATAGGCTGTATACTATCAAAATGGACAAATCGAAACAATTATTCTTAAATGCGAATATATCTCTTGAATCAGAAGAGCGTATAGAAATCGTTGTGCCAGAAGCTCCCGTTAAGAAAGAAGAAGAGGTTGTAGAAGCTCAAGTAAAAGCTAAAAAATCAAAATCAACTTCAGAAACGGTAGAGAGCGATGAAAGTAGAGAGAATAGTAACTAAGCAGGCACATTATGTTCCACCTGCTGCTACAAGACCTAAAGGTCCATTTCCACCAGAAATATTAGCGGAGCCTAAGGTTACTTACGAATACGATCGTGAGGGTGAAGAAATACCTGTTGAGGGTACTGCTCAAAATTTATTTAAAGAAACTAAGTGGTTTCGCTGCAATCTTTGCGACATGTTGGTTTCTGAAAGCCAAATAGAAATCCATATTTGCGAGGTATAAATTGCCACCCAGAAAAAAGAAACAGTCCCCCTCAATGCGTGCTGGACGCAAAGCAAGGGGGTATTTGCGTAGCGGTAAGTTAACGGATCAGCAACAAGCTGAATACTTAATGCCTAATGATCTGCGTTGGGCTTTTCAAAAAGAACGTAAAGAGATAACCGAACCACTAAATGAGTTTGGTGAAGAATATATAGAAAAAAATATTGACCCTAGAGGCATGAATGCCAATGTCAATACCCAAGATCCAGCCTATGCTATTGCCCCGGATGATGAAGATGCGGCCTACTTGCCGGCAGGGTTTCAAGCTGGGGATCCAGGCCTATACGAGGTTCCTACTAAAACACGAAATCCAGATCGTCCAAGAACTGTAGCAGCTGCGTATGACCCAGCAAGATCTGTGCTAACAGTCATGTTTAGAGACTCAACCCTATATAATTATTATGACGTCGATTTAGAGGAGTGGCTTGCTTTTAGAGATTTAGATAGTAAGTGGCAATACATACGGGATTACCTAGACTATAAACCTAGGGGTCCAGCTTCAGTGAGTGATTTGCCAGCAGACATGCGTCAAGAAGCATATGTGTTAGCAAGAGCTGCACAGATATCTAAGGCTACAAAACCAAAACGATAATGCAAACAAAAGATATAGGAAACCTTTACTGGCACTCGTTGACCTATCCATATAAGCCTAAGGGTTTATTGGAGAG